AGTTGTCGTCGTGCCACTGCGCCGTCACCTGCACCGTCTGGTAATTCTGCCCCGGCGCAAGTTGCACCACCCGGAAAGGCTGCCGCTCCAGCCCTTCCTTTAAATATGTGACCGTGATAATGTCGCCGGCCGCCAGCCCAATTCCTTTCACCGTAGTCTGAAATTCCACGAATACATTCCCGCCAATCGACTTCGAAAGCTGCAATCCCAGCATCCGCGCCGCTTGATCGAAATTCGCGAGGCCGATCCCTTGGAACGCCGCCGTCACGTTGCGCCCCGTCAGCAGAGCGTCGGTCGCGTCCACCAGAGACAAGCTGTCCTGTTGATATCCGTTGTACTCGTCTTGAAACTCCGCCGTCAGCCGGTTGGGCACGTCCGCGCCGCTCTTCGAAAACAACCGCATCGCCGGATCGCCGTTGGGCTTCCTCAGCAGCCCTCCATATGGCGCGGACCCGTCGCTGAACTCATACGCTGGCCATCCGCCGTTCAATTGTTCCGTGCTATTGGTTCCATCCGGAGGATTCGCCTGTTGCAGCGCCAGCGTATTCTCCACCTCCAGCGCCAGCACCCCTCCGGCCTCCGAATAAAGGATCAGCGACGACGCCAGCCTGATCCCCTTCACCACTTCGGCAGCGCTTCTGCGGCTCTCGATCGTCAGGTTGCATTCGAACCGCGGCGTCAGTACAGAATTCCCGTACAAGTCCGTTGTCTCGATCGTCTCCGCGCAATACTCCGCCGCCGTCGCGAAGCTGATCAAATCCAGATTCGTCGTCAGCCACCCGGCTCGCCGCAGCACGTCCAGCAGCACCCACGCCGGATTATTCGTGAACGAAACTCCCAGCGAAGTCCCGGTCGTATCGAACTGCTCCAGTTGCAGCCCTCGCAGCAGCACCTTCACCGTCGCCAGCGACACTCCGGCGCTGATCCGGTTCGGAACCACGACGCTCATATACGCCATGCTTCCGAACGGATCGCCCAGCGGAGTTCCCGTCGAATCCCTAAAGTCCGCATCGAACGCGCCATTCCGCGTCCCCGCACTCACAATGCTGTACCAGCCCGTCGCGGTCATGTTCGTCCCAGTCACCGCAATCGGGATCTCGATGTCGTTCACCAGCACCGTCACCGCCCCGGAAATCGGACCCATCCCCAGCACCACTTCCATGTGGGTCAGGTTCCCGTCGTTGAAAGCCCACGCGATCCGCGGCTGATACCACGCCGTCCCGTACACCAGGGGGACGTAATCGTTGTACAGCGCTAAATTATCCACCTCCGGCGATAAATGCGACGCCTGCTCTCCGAAGCTCCGCACCAGAATTTGCGCCGGAACAAATTCCAACCCCCCAAACCGCGCCGTCACATGGCTCGACGCATCAATGCTGAACATCCCCCTAGCCACGCAGCTCGTGCGCGTGTAATCGCACGTCGTGAACGCAACCCCGCTGTTCAAATTGCCCACGCCGCCGGTCTGGTCCGCCGAATATCCGCAGCGGTACAGATCGGAATAACTTCCGTTCGGCCCGCCCGTCATCGCCTCTAGCCTCTGCGCCGCCGTCGCCGGAAATATCCACGGACAATGTCGTTGAATATTCACTTCCGGCAGCACGATTCTCGACAGATTCAGCGTGTTGGTAAACGTCACCCGGAATCCGGATTCCGTAATTTCATCCGGCGAGTTCCCAATTCCCTGGAAAATCACCCTCGTTTCCGACGCCGCCGCGTTCGCCGCCAGATCGTAAAACAGAAATGTGATGGTGACTTGCGATCCGCGAAATCCGGTCTCCCGTTCGATTTCGGAGTAAAACGAATCCGCATTCGCCAGCGTAATCGACACATCCGCCGACGCCTGCAATGCGAACGCATTGTGCTTCAGCAGCCGAGCGGAATAAGCGTTTCCGCCCACCGTGACCGAGTGAGTGCTCCACCGCACCGTCGTCCCCGATGACAGCAGGCAATCGAACAAAAACAGCGGAGTCGGCGGCGTTGTTTCTTCTTTAAGGATGTCAATAGTCGCCATGTCTCCTCATTTGTGGCTCGTGTGGCTCTTGTAGCTTTGTGGGGCGGACGCCCTCGTCCGCGCGGGATCCCCTGGTCCCGCTCTTAACCACGATGATGTGGCGCACGCACTCGTGCGTGCCGCGTCGCCACTCCTGGCGACGCCTCATCACGCCGCCAGGGTGCGAGTCTCGCGACACGGCACGCACGAGTGCGTGCGCCGGCCCTTAATTCCCCCCGCTAACAATCCGAATCGTAGCGTCGAACACATCCGTGCTCTGCGCCCTCACCGTCAAATGATCCGACGCAAACCGCGCGCTAGCATAAACCCCGCCATTCGTGCCCGTCATCTTATAAGCCGACGGAGCCAGTTGCGCCTCCACCTGCATCCCGAACAGATCCACCGTAGCGCCCGCCGCCAATTGCGCCCCGAACGTCACGCTGACCGTGCTCTGCCCTAAATTCACGGGAATCGAAATGAGCTGCCAGCCAGTAGTCAAAGGAAACGTAGTCGCCACGCTAGCGCCCGCAGTCGACGCAATCAGCGTCACACTCGACCCGCCAACCGTCTTCGCCCAAGTGCTCAGGCAATAGTGATAATTCCCCGGCACGGCCAGCGCCTGCGTCACCGCCTCAGCCGCGATCCCTGCGTTCACCACTTGGGTCGCCCGCGTCGTGCCCAGCGGATCGCCGATCCCCGTCGTCAGCCCGATCAGCGCTCCGTTGATCCACGCCCCCCCGCTCAGCAGCTCGCTGTCCGCGAACAGATTTCCCGCCGGGTCCAGCAGGGTGAACGTCTGCCATTGCCCCGCCACCGCGTCAAACAGCGCTTCGATCGAATTCCACTCCGCCGCCGTCAGCCCCTTGGCTTGAATCTCCCACATCGTCTGCGCCGCGTCCGGATCGCTGTAGATCACCGTGCTTCCGTCGCTCAGCGTGTTCACCACCGTCCTCAGCACGCTTTGCCTGGTCACCGGATATAGCGCCACGGCGCCCGTCCTCAGTTGTGGAAACACCAGCACGCTACCGGTTCTCCTTCACCACTACCTGCGTCACGCCGTTCTGCGGCCCTTGAAATCGCAGCGACAGCGTATCGCTCCCGAAGCTGCAATTCCCGAACACCGTCCCGCTCCACGGATCGGTGAAAGAAAAACTCCCCGCGCGTCCCTCTTCGCTCAGGAAAAACTCCCGCAGATTTTCGAGCTCCGCTTCATCCAGCAAATCCAGCCGGATCGTCCACTGCTGAAGCACTGCCGGAAATCCCGGAAACCTCTGCTCGCTGCCGTCCAGGAAGCGGTACGCTTGCGTCGAAAACTGCGGCGTCCGGTCCGCCGGATATTGCGCTACCGCTCCCGTCTTCAATGGAGGAAAACTCGCCACGCTAAACCTCCCGAATCACGTCGCTCAGCACGCTCGATTGCAGCATCGCCTGCCGCACCGCTTGCGCGATATCGTCGCTGTGGTCGAGAAACGACTGGCTATCCATCGCCTGGATTTGCACCATGATTTGTCCCGAGGAGCCCTGCCCGGAGGAGCCTGCCGAAGAAGACGGCGACGATGACAAGTTCGCCGCCTTCGGAACCCCTCCCGACGCATAATCCACCGCGAACGGCTGCGTCGGCGCACCCTCGCTGATCCCCGCGTTCACGTTCACCGGGGACGGCATCAGAAACGTCGAGGGGACGCTCGCGCCCCCTCCGCCCCCGCCTCCGAACAAACCCATAATCCCGCCGATCAATGGGTTCAGCGAACTCAACCCCGATCCCAGCGCCTTCTCGATCAAGCTCCCCACCGACGATCCACCCGGACCTTGCGGGCCCTCCGCCGCGGCTTGATTCGTCCCCTGCGCGTTGGCCTCGGCCGTCGCCGTCTCCGCCTGCGAAAGCGCCTCCAGGTGCTGCATCTGCTGCGCCAGTTGGCTGTTCTGGTACGTCGCTGAGCCGCCCCCGCCCACCGGCGCAAGCGATCCCTCCACCACTTGACTCAATGTCGCCGGCATCCCGAATACATTCGGATCCAACATTCTTTCCGTCGTCGATCTATTGCTGGCCATTCGTCTGCTCCATGCGCCACTCCCGTTCCAGCACCACAAACGCCTCCGCTTCCCTCGCCGTTAATTCATGTGTCGATTCGGTAAGTCCCACCGTTTTCCACGCGAAAAAACTTTCCACGAACTCGATGCTCGCCGGCGTCACCAGCGACGTCGGACACTCCTCCGCCGCCGCCCCATTCCGCGCCCACACCGCTCGCGGAGCCCCGCGCTCCCGTTCCGGAAGAAACCCGCACCGCCTCCGCGCCTCTAACCCTTGCCGTCTGCACTGCTCGCATCTCCACCCGGCTTGACTGGGTGAACCAAAGCTCTCCGCCCTCAGAAAATGGAATGCGACGATTAGTTTTTTCTTTCGCTCTCGCTCAATCCGCATTCGGCGCGAATGCGACCCAGGATCTCCGCCGCCAGATCCGCCGGTCCCTTTTCGATCAGCGAATCCGGCGTTGCCGCTTCGCCGTCGATCTCCAGCCCCTCCACCGCCTCCAGGCCCCACTCGACGTAGGCCCGGTCCACTTCCCCCTGGAGCACGGCCGCGTCCAGCTTCTCTCTCACGTCGCCGCCCGCCTCCAGAAATTCCAGCCTCCGCCCCGCCTCGC